CCCACCAAGGGCGCCGAGTCCGTCTGGCACTACAGCGACACCTTTCTGGTCTGCCGCTTCCCCGGCAAGAAGATCAGACCCCTGCACTGGACCGGCAGCCGCTGGGAGTGGAAGGCGCCGCCAGCACCGCGCCCGCTGCTCAACCTCTCGCAGCTGCGCTCACACACCGGCACCGTCTTGGTGGTGGAAGGCGAGAAGGCTGCTGATGCCGCAGCCAAGCTCTACCCCAAGGCTGTCGTCACTACCTGGCCGTCAGGGTGCAAGGCGATCGACAAAGCCGACTGGTCGCCCCTCACCGGCCGTCGCGTCATCCTCTGGCCTGATGCTGATGCCGTTGGCCAGCAGGCCATGGATCGCCTCGCGCAGCTGTTGCTGCGCATCCCCGTCGATCGCGTCCAGATGGTCACACCCCCATCAGGCTCACCTGAAGGCTGGGATCTCGCTGATGCCACATGGAGCGAAGCCGAAGCGCTCGAGCACCTGAAGGCGAACCTCTCCCAACCCCTCGAGCTCGATGAGCTGATCGCACCCGAACCTGAGCCCGAACCAGACCCCGAGCCCGATCTGCCCGATCTCGACGCGAACGGTCATTTCACCTGCCTTGGCTTCGATGGCGATGCCTACTACTACCGGCCGCACAACACCGGCCAGGTCGTTCGCCTGACCCGCGCATCACACACCTCGACCAACCTCGTCTCACTTGCTCCGCTCGCCTACTGGGAGCAGCTCTGCCCCGGCCAGCGATCCGCCGTGGATTGGACGCAGGCAGCAGCAACTCTCTTCGCCATCAGCGCAGAGCGCGGTTTCTACAACCCCGATCGCATCCGCGGCCGCGGCGCATGGTGGGACGAAAAGCGCACCATCCTCCACCTTGGTGATGAGCTGGTAGTGGACGGCAAGCGCCATCCAGTGCTGCGCCCCTTCAACTCGAAATACCTCTACCAGCGCATGTCGGAGCTGGAAGGTTCCGGCAAAGCCAAGCCCCTTTCCGACGCTGAAGCGATCACTATCTGCGAGCTGGCCGAGCGCTTCCATTGGGAGGTGCCAGCCTCCGGCCTTCTTCTCGCTGGCTGGGTCACCCTCGCGCCGATCTGCGGTGCGCTCCCCTGGCGCCCGCACGCATGGCTCACCGCAGCAGCAGGCTCCGGCAAGTCCGCCATCCTCGATCGCTATGTCGCCGTTTTGCTCGGTGACATGGGGCTGATCGTGGCTGGCAACACCACCGAAGCTGGCCTGCGCCAAACCCTGCGCTGCGATGCTCTGCCCGTCGTCTTTGATGAGGCCGAGTCGAACGAAAAGGCTGATCAGGTGCGGATGCAGAACATCCTCGCCTTGGCTCGTGTCGCGTCCAGTGAGTCTCACGCAACCATGCTTAAGGGCAGCCCAGGCGGCGACGTGACCCGCTTCAACATCCGCTCGATGTTCCTCATGTCGTCCATCGCCACTGCTCTCAAGCAAGGCGCCGACCGTTCACGCTTTGCCCAGCTCACCTTGCGCTCACCCAACGAACTGCCCAAGGCCGAGCGCATCAAGCACTGGGAAGCTCTCGATCGTGACCTCGATCGCCACATCACCCACCAGACCGCACAGCGCCTCATCGCACGCACCGTGTCGCTGATCCCGATGATCAGAGCCAGCGTTCGCGTCTTCACCAAGGCCGCGGCCGAGCACTTCGACTCACAGCGCCTGGGCGATCAGTACGGCACACTCCTCGCCGGTGCATGGTCGCTCATGTCCAGCGAGGTGCCCACACCACAGCAAGCCAAGCAGCTGATCGATCAGAACGACTGGGAGCCCTACAGCCAGACCACCGAGGTGCCTGATGAGCAGCGCTGCATTCAGCGCATCCTGCAGCACCAGGTCCGAGTTGAGACCGATGAGAAGACCGTCACTCGCACCCTCGGGGAGCTGGTCGAAATCGTCTGCCATCACCTCAACGATCACGACGTGTCCAGCCGCCACGCTCAGGAGAGCCTCGGACGCCACGGCCTACGGGTCGATGCGGAAGCGGATCAGCTGCTGGTGAGCAACACCGCGGAGGCCTTGGCCAGCATCCTGCGTGACACGCCTTGGTCGCACAGCTGGGCAACAGTGCTCGGTCGGCTGTCTGGTGCGAGCAAGGCAGGCGCCACCCGTTTCAGGGGCGCAGGTGCCATCTCCAGGGCGATTGCGTTACGGATTTCGGCTTTGCAACGGGCTTGAAACGGGGTCTGTTACGGCCGAAATCGCTTGCGCTGCAACGGGTTAGCCAAAAGCGTAACGGTGTAACGGTTTTTGGCCGAGACTCTCTCTCTCTCTCGTATAGAGAGGTGTGTGTGAAGACCCCCCTCTAAACACACACAATAAAATAAATCTATTCATAAAAATAGTGGTTACATGGTTACGCAGCCCCTTAAGCCCCTGCACCGCAAGGGGTCTTGATGTAACGACCCCTGTTACACCGGCGTTACGCCTGTGACACGCCGCAGCCCGCCACGCCGGCACTGATCGGTGTTACTGTTTTCAGGCAATCAGCTTTCTGCCTTTCATGTATCCGATCATCCCGGCTGACCGCGTTGACGTTGCTCGCCAGCGCTTTCCCAAGCTGGCTTGGCCGCTTGATCGCCTTGGCGTTGGGCAGGCCTTCATTGTTCCGATCGACAATGGCCGCGATCCAGATGGTCGGCCCGTGGCCTACTTGCGGGTCGCAGTCAATCGCGCAGCAAACAAGCTCAGTCGCCAATTCACGTGTGCAGCGATTGATGGTGGCCTCGCGATCTCCCGCATCGCCTGAACAGCTCACCCCTTCTCGCTGGATGGGGCGGGCTGCCGCCCCTACCCTTGATCCATGGCAACCGTCCGCATCGACCTTCAGAGCGACCTGCAACGGCTTTCGAGCCGCGTGGCGCTGCTCACGGACCAGAACCTGCGCTTTGCCACCTCCAGGGCGCTCACAGCCACCGCTCGCGCTGCACAGGCTGAGCTCAAGCAGCAGACCCCCCGCTACATCAACCAGCCGACCCGCTGGACGCTCAATGGCACCTACGTGCGCTTCGCTCGGCCGGACACCCTCGAGACCGAGGTGGGCTTTCGCTCCGACCCCCAAGGCCGGGGCAATGCCGCAGGCCGCTACCTGCAGCCGATCGTGAAAGGCACCACGCCGAAGCTGAAGGGCGCTGACCTCGCGGCCAGCAAGATCGCCCGTGAGGCTCCAGGTGCTGTGCTGGTGCCAGCCAAGGGCTCAGGCCTCACCAACGCAGCAGGCAACGTCTCGCTGAGCAAGTACGCCACGATCCTTGGCCAGGCACGCCAAGGCGGCGGCCAGTACTTCGTCGGGCCGGTCAAGCCGGGCAGCTCGATCAAGGCCGTGTTCGAGCGCAAGGAGGCCTTCATCAGCCGCAGCTCCACGCTGGAGCGCAGCACCCGGCGGGTGTTCACCATCGACCCCAACCCGAAGCAGCGCAGGCCGCAGTTCCCCGTGCGCGAGATCCTCACCAAGGCTTTCGGGCAGGCATGGCCAGCCGAGGTGCGCAAGGCCTACGAGGCCGAGGTGCAGCGCAAGCTGGGGAAACGCTGAGATCCCTTGCAGCGCAGGCGTTCTCAACTGCGACCCATGTTGAGATCACGGCATCGTTGTATCGTCACAACACCCCATCGCTGAGATCCCTTGCGCCGCAAGGGGTTTGGGCCGAGGGGCACGGGTCCCTCCTGCCCCAGAGATCGAGGGTATTTCGCAGCCCCGCGCTAGGGCTAGCGTCAGGTCTTAGCGGTGTCTAACGGGACTCAGCGTGAGACAAAAGGCCATAGACCCCCCACGAGTTAAGCGGTTAACTAGGCTGAGTTAACCAACGCTAGAGCCGAAAACCTTAGTGCTCGTCACGTTTTCTGAGTTCGCCGCGCTGAAGGGATGCTCGAAAGCTGCCGTTACTGCAGCGATTCGATCGCGCATCGGCGCGGCCGTGGTGGAGAAGGACGGCAAGCGCTGGCTGGACCGCGACCTAGCGCTGGAGCTGTGGCGGAAGAACACCAAGGCGACCCACAACGCGAAGGTGAGCCAGCCCGATCCGGTGGAGCCGCGCACGCCGGTGGAGCTGCGCAAGGCGATCGACCGGTTGCCGGATGATGCGATCCCCGAGCTGAACGAGAGCCGGGCGCGGCGGGAGCACTACCAGGCGGAGCTGGCGAAGCTGCAGGTGGCGCAGCAGCGGAAGGAGCTGGTGCCAGCGGATGAGGTGAAGAAGCAGGCGTTTCAGATTGGACGCAGCGTGAGAGAGGCGCTCAGCAACCTGGCGGACCGGCTGTCGCACCAGCTGGCCGGTGAGACCGACCCGACAGTGATCCACCAGCTGCTGAGCGATGAGCACCGCGATGCGCTGCTGGCGCTGGTGGAGGCAGACCGATGAGCGTGTGGCGCGATGCGTTCATGGACGGGCTGCGGCCGGAGCCGCCGCTGACGGTGAGCGTGTGGGCGGACAAGCACCGGCGGCTGAGCAGCAAGGCCTCGGCTGAGCCGGGCCCGTGGCGCACCAACCGGACGCCGTACCTGCGTGAGCCGATGGACTGCCTGAGCACCACCAGCACGGTGCAGCGTGTGGTGATGATGTTCGCGGCGCAGACGGGCAAGACGGAGAGCGGCTCTAACTGGTTGGGCTACGTGATCGCGCACGCACCGGGACCGATGCTGCTGGTGCAGCCGACCGTGGAGATGGCCAAGAGGCTGAGCAAGCAGCGGCTGGAGTCGCTGATCAGCGA